TTCGCTCTAGGTAAAAGACCTAGGGGTTAAGTGTATAGATGCTAATACGTTTGTATCCTTTCCACCCCGGAATAACAGCTTCGGGAACGGAAACACCACTCTTCACTTCGCAGTGAGGAGTGGGACCGGAGACAGCAGCACCTTGTGAAAGGTAAACGCTGTAACCAGGTAAGGCTCGATCGCCAGGAAGGAGAGCGCAAAAGCGCTTCCCCTTCTTAACGTATGAGTCGAATACAAACCCTGCCCAACCCAACTCCCGCCTATGCGGCCGATAAGGAGGATAATCAGTCACTAAATGACCGTCACCATACCCGTCAGGGCCATACAAGCGGATATGCTCTGGGATGTGCCTCAAAACATATGAAGCACGTAGATCATCTCCGCGTCTATAATAGAAATTATAAACACGGAAGAGATCCGCATATGACAGGTCGCCCTTAATATAAAGAGGGCGAATATTAACACCTCCAAAGTAGTCGGTCCCGCAAGATTCGCGGAACAAAACCCTCCTACTCCAGTAGCTCTTCTCTAAATTAATAGAGAACCCGAGTTCTTGTAGCACAGCTGTGCACACAAGAGCAATATTAGTGGGAACAATAATATCGTCCCCATAAACATTGATAAAAAAGGAGCTCTCGCCGCATATATCCGCAATAGATACACACAGACTCCAGAAAATTAACGTCTGGAGTGGGAATGTAAATCCGTTCCCCATAGAACTGAACTTCTGAAGGTAAAGTGATTCGCCGGCATCAGATACAATGCCAGTGCGTGCACAAGAAAGTAGTGCATACCACTCTACTGGAAGAAGGTTCGCAACGAGCTCGCTACAAATCGAGTCCGAAGCCGACGACAGGTCCAGGGTTGCTAATTCCCCGGTAAGTGAACCGTACTTGGCCAGACGCTGATTACGCGTCTGATCACGTATGTCCAGCCCAACGCCTCGCAGACGGCGTTCCATAGCCTTTCCTATACCACTCTGAATTAGAGTGTTAAGGTTAGGCTCGATCATAATGGAACGATACGTCTTGGCGTTCTTTGGTACGAAGGCCAGTTTTCCTTCGACAATTGTCAAAGGGACTGTCCATCCGCTCTCATGCTCAGAAACAGCATGGACCTGAGAGTAACCAGGACACTCCTCGAGAATGAAAGGAGCAAGCGTTTGTAGATCCGCACTACAACGGGGTGCGTCACTAAGTTTAACCTTAGCGCACGCCATTCTTCTTTTAACGGAAGTAGTAGCACCCGGTCCGAAACGGTACGCCAACGCACTAAGCGTCGGAACTGTTCCCAGGCATGAAGCTATTTTACGCTGAGCACCGTGCAATACGGACTCAACGAAAGGGGAAAAAGAAATCTCCCCTTCAGCTACACGCCTAAACAACGAGTTTGCTTTCGCACAACTCATCTCGGACTTGTAGAATTTTCCTCGTGCTTCCTTCTCCTTATCGTAACCCGCGTCGAGCGTCTCGAGTTTTTGAAAAAACCCAAGAGCCTGGCGCAGATCACGAAAACAATCGGAGTCAAGCGGAAGCGCATAGTCCAATTCATACTCGCACAGACGACGCCAGTCCCTCTCGGCAATGAGCCTAGAGATCTCGGCACCTTCTTTGCCGATCCCTCGGCAGTGCGAAAGTGAAAGCTGAGACAAAATCTCCAGCGTGTCACCGTGTGTGAAGCACTCATCCCACTTGGACGGATAGTCCATCGTGTATATCCTTTCTGTAGAAAAGACAAGGCAAGATAGCCAATGAAGACTACTGCTCGAGAAATTTCGAGCAGCCATCGAGCGACCAAAAAAGGCCGCAGCAACATTACGTCGGCGATACGAGAGTATCAATCGTCAACGGTCCAGCGCCAGCAGTAGCTGCAGCCACTGACGCTGTAATGTTGTTAAGTAGGTTCACCCCAATCATGCGGGAAAGCCTACGTTCTTCGATGGTCGAGCGCGGATGAAAATAGCTCACATGATCATTTGTGAGTATATGTGCCACGGTCGGTGCCGCCGTGAGCCCTGAATAGGACCCACTGGCCGGGATTTCCATAACAGGGATCTCCGTTCGAATAGACACCCGATATACCCCAGTTTTCACGATCTTTTGAATGGACATTTTTACTGTCCCTTGACCGTTATTCGGGGTGTTCGCCAGCTGCTCTCTCCAAATTGCAGAGGACAGCGTTCCATCTTTGTCGACATCACTGCTGACGGGATAGAACGTGCGTTGAACTGGTGTCGTTGCGCCATCATAGGCGACTAGGTTTGCCATATCGGCCATAATCCAACCTTTCACTACGTCTAATATAGACGGAAATAATACTTATCCCCGGAGTGGGACGCGGGACCCCCCCATTAAAGAGGAGAACAGAACAGAGGTATTGAACCACTGCCCTGCCGACGGAATCTTAAACGCAGGAGCAGGAATGCTCAGAGCGTCTACGACA